AGCGCCAGCGCCACGCCGAGCAAGCCCCCGGCGGGATACTCGGCGAAAGCCGGCGGATCTGGCAAGCCGTCCGGGTTCAACCCCAGCACTGGAATGTGCGGCTGCCACCGCGTGGCCAGCCAGTAGAGCGGCCCGCGGGCCAGGCCGGCGGCGACCAGCCACAGCACCTTGCTGCCGACCACCACGCCGCCCGGCGTCAGCAGATCCGCCACCACCAGGACGGCGACAATCGGCGCGATCGCCAGCAGGCCGTGCACCACCGACAGGTCCAGCACGTCGCCCAGGCCCCGCGGCACCATGCCGGTGCGGCCGAATCCTATCGTGGCGCCCGCGAAGGTGCCGGCGGCGACCAGCGGCGCCCACCACCAGGGGAACGCCGGCTGGCCCTGATACAGGAGCCAGGCACCCACCCCGATCACCGTGCTGCCGGCGATCAGTGCCTGCGCCAGCCGCCCCACCTGCGTTCCGCCGATGTTCCCGAACCATTGCCCGAGCAGGCCGCCGGCAAACCGGCGCCCGAAGGCGTTGGCAATGAAGGCCAGCCCCAGGAGGACCCAGGTCATTGCGTTGCGCTCCTTGCGTTCTTGTCGTCGATCACCGCGCCGAACACGTACGACCCGATGATGCCGAGAGCGCCGGCCACGATGGCGGGCGCTAGGGTGAGGGTGACGGCCGCCTCGGGGCGGCGCTCGACGAGGTAGACCAGGAAGGCGCCGCTGAAGATCAGCGACCAGATCACCACCCGGCGCCGGTATTTCCAGGATCCGGGCGGCATGACGGCTTCAGCGGGCATCGATCAGCTCCTTCAGCTGGCGCAGGCGACTGCGGCAATCCTCGCCGGCCGTGGCCAGGTCGACGATCCACAGGGCGAGGACCTGGTCATTGATTCCGGCGGCCGGCGGCGCCGGCTCGGGCTGGCAGGCCAGCAGCGCCGGGGGCACCTCCTGCCGCACCAGCACCGCCGGGCCGGGCCCGCAGGCCGTCAAGGGCAGCAGCCACAGCAGGGCTGGCAGCGCAGCTGGTCGTGACCGGGACACGGATGATCCTTTCGCGGATGGTCGCAGCCTGGGCGAGCTGCGCGCGGTGCAGTGCCTGCATGCTCTCCATCGCCTGCAGCGCGGCCGCCTGGTCGGCCAGACGCGCGGCCGCCACCTCGGCATCGAGCTTTGCCTGGTACTCCGCCCGGATCCCCGGGTCGTGCACCAGGCGCAGCCACCCCCAGCCTGCGCCTGCCAGGACCACCATCGCGGCGGCGCCCAGGGCCGGCGCCAGCAGGGGGGCGGGGATCACCACCCGCCCCCCGGGCCCAGGCACCGCGGCCGCGCCCACAGCGCGCCACAGGCGGCCGCCTGGCGGCCTTGCGGCGTGGCGGCGCCTGGCGCCCCGCCTGGCAGCCTGGCGGCGCGCAGCGCGGCCACGCGCGCGCCGTCACTGCTGCCGGCGATTGACCTGGGCATCGTTCAGCTTTTCGATGCGATCGATCGACCGCAGGATGGCGGCGACGTTGGTCTTGAGCGACGCAAGGTCGGTCAGCACCTGGGTTTCGGTTTTCCGGTCATCCTTGGCGACTTCCTTCATCGCCTTCACCTCGGCGACGACGGCGGTCACGTCGCGCATGGTGAGCGCGAGGTCCTGGTTGACCCGCTGCGCCCAGAGCAGGTGCGCCGGGATGCCGGTCAGCACCAGTGCCAGGATGATCGGCACGCCCAACCTCGAGACCGCGGCCCATGCCACGCTCTTGGCGATACCCTCGGCGGAGGAGGCGACAATCTTGGGCATACGCAACGTCATATCATTGGCCCTTCACTCGGGACAACCGAATGCATGCAGGCGCGTGCGCCCGGCAGCGGCTGCCTACACCGTCACGATCCAATCGAACTGGAAAGGAAGCTGCAGCGCCCCGCCGTCGACCGCGGCCTTGAAGATCGGCGCGAACTCCAGCGGAACATACTGCTGGAACACCGTCGTCATGCCGTCGAGCGGCAGGGTGTTGAAGGCCGCGGTATTGAACGGCCCTGCGGTGACCGTGCGCAGCCCCGACAGGATCCTGATGTCCACCTGGTCGCCCAGGCCGAAGCTGACCGAGACCTGGTAGGTCTGGTCGATGCCGGGGTCGGTGCCGTTGTCGCCCAGCAGGAACCGCATGATGCGGCGCTTCAGCCAGCGCACCGAGAACTGCCGCCCGTCGCCCTTGTAGAAATTCCAGGTGATGATGCGCTTGAAGACGTCGTCGGTCGTGGCAAAGAAATCCGTTGATTCGACCGTTGTCATTTCATTGTAGGGCAGCGCGTTGAACGTGAAGGTATTGAACGGGCCCAGGTTCTTGTTGACGCCCGACGGCAGGGTTTGCCTGGCCTGCCCGTAAAGCCCCAGCGCCACCCAATCGAGCAGCGCGCCGGTGATCAGCGGCCCGGTGTAGATCGGCAGGTTGATCTCGGCGAACCAGGTGATCAGCTCCTGGCTGAGCGCGTTGTAGGCTTCGACGAACGCCTGCAGATCGTCGTCGTCGTTGTATTGGATATACAGGTAGCTCGGGATCGTCTGCGACCGGTAGGCCGGGCGCGTCCAGGCCAGGTCGTAGATCTCGTCGGGCATGGCGTCACCCGTAGGCGATGCGCAGCAGGCCGTCGCCGCCGTTGCCGCCTATGCCGATCGCTTGCCCGGTCGAGGCCGCGCCCCCGCCCCCGCCTCCGCCCGACGGGGTCTGGCCGTTGGCTCCATCCCCGCCCTTGCCCGTCGAGCTGCCGGCGCCCCCAGGCCCCCCCATGCCGTTCGGCTGGCCGCGGACCCACGCGGGCAACGCGGTGCCATTGCCGCCCTGCGCAACGCCACCTGGGTTGGTGGACGCGCCGTCATTGGTGAACGACGCGCCGCCAGCTTGGCCCGTGGGCGCGCCGGAAATACCTCCGCCCGATCCGCCGCCCCCACCTCCCTGCAAAGCAAACCCACCAGACACACCGGGGCCGCCGCTGGTTGTACCGCCCCCTCCCGCACCACCAAGGCGCTCATTGCCTCCAGCCCCGCCGCCGCTGCCGCCGCCTGCCCCGAACAGAGATCCCCCGGATCCCGATGACGACAAATTGCCGGTGACACCGGTGGTGCCCGTTCCACCGCCACCGCCACCGCCGGCAGAGCGCGAAGCGCCCCCACCCGCCCCGCCCCCGCCGCCGAAGGCACGCAGAAAGGAACCGAACGAAGTGGTGCCACCGGCGCCACCGTTGGCGCTTGCCGTCTGACCGCCTTGGCCGCCTGTGCCAATGGTGAGAGTGATATCGGTGCCAGGCGCTCCCAGGGCCGTGGTGGGCCATTGCATCGTACGCATCATGCCGCCGCCGCCGCCGCCGCCGCCGCTTGCAGCGGTTCCTCCGCTGACCAGCACTCCCGCGCCCCCGCCCCCGCCAGCGCCCCAGCCTGTCACCTCGTGCGTCAGCGTGTTGGTGGGGATCTGGTAGCTGTTGCCGGAGTCGGCCGCGGCCACATAAATTTCCCCGCCGCGCAACAGCTGGCTGCGGAAGAACTGGTTTGCCGCGTCGTAGGCGATAAGGCGCAGGTCGCCGGGATAAGTCGCCGTGCCGATGACGCCAGGGTAATCGAAGTCGTCGCCCGAGCTTTGGATCGCAACGGTCCCGCCAGAGAGAGAATTTCCGTTCGTCGCATTCTCAATATAGCAATACCACCCGTTCGAAACGCCGGGACCGATTGTCACAAGGCATGGACCGTCGCCAGTGACGCGAAACCATTTGCCATTGTCGGTTTCGTCCACTGAAAAGTCGCCGCCGACTTCAGAAATCGGAACCGTTGGGGTGAACGCCCCGCCGGTCGGCCCCCAGAGCGGCATCGTTCAGCCCTCCATCACGGTAACGTCGGCGCCGTTTGCGCTGAAAATCGATACTGCCCCAGCCGGCACCACGGACCCGCTTTCGTACGTCTGCCCCGCCACCAGCTGAAACGACCCCAGGTCGTTTGGCGCCGCCGTGGCGCCAAGCACGTTCACCCAGATCGCCTCGCCGGGCGTGACGCACTGGATGAAAAGATAGCGGCGGGTCTGGTTTTCTTCGACAACGGTGGCCGCGCTCATGGCCGAGATCGCCTGCGAGAAGTCGAGAACGTCCACGGCGCTGCCGCCGCCGCCGGTGACATAAACTGGAATCGCACCAGCAGGATCGCTCTGGTTGTTCGGGAAACCGGGCATCCGCGCCTCCTACGAGTAGCAGCTGATCAGCAGAAAGCCTGGGCGTCCGTCGCCGCCAGTGCGCGCGGTGACCTGGCTCTGCACGTTCAGGCCGCCGCCACCGCCGCTGCCGTAGCCCGAGGCGTCGCCGCCGTCCGAGGACGTGCCGGCTTCACCGCCACCGGCGCCATAGGGCGTGTTGCTGCCGCCCCCCGAGTAGCCGTTGGATGCGGTGAAGCCGGCCGATGTTCCTCCGGGATCCCCGGTGCAAAGGAAGAGCGCGGTTCCGCCCGACTGCGTTGCCGAAGATCCGGCGCTTCCGCCGCCGACGGAGACCGGGGGGGTGTACGCCGGGGAACCCGGGCCGCCGCCGCCGCCCGGGAACACGATGGAGCCGAACGTGCCCACCAGCGACGTGGCGGTGCCAGCAGAACCAGCCCCGGCTGCGACGCCATCGACGCCACCAGCGCCCGCAGCCCCGATCGTGGCCACCAGCGCGGCCAGGCCGGTGGTGACCCGCACCTTGCCCCACGCCCCGCCGCCGCCGCCGCCGCCGGCTGCCCACTCGCCCGCGCCGGTGGCTGCGGCCGCGCCGCCTCCGGCACCACCTCCCACGCCTTCGACGATGATCGAGTTGGTTCCGGCCGGCAGGCTGACCGCCCCGCTGGCGGTGACCACCAGCACGTCAAGCAGGCGGCCGGGGTTGTCGTCGTCCTGCGGGAACCCCTCCAGCGTGCCGGCGGTCAGCAGGTTCGCGGCGATATCGCCAGCGGTCCACGCCAGGGCCGTGGTGCCCTCCTGCGCGCGCACGATGGTGAGGGTATCGACGGTGCGGGCGGTGCAGTGCACGATCTCCTTCAGCAACCCAGTGGCGGCATCGGAGAAGGTCAGCTTGAAGAAGTTGCCGCCCGACGGGCTGGGAAAGAGCGCACCGCTGCCCGGAGCAAGAAGGCAGGTGGTGGCCACGTTGCTGATCGACCCGGCCAGGGTCGAGGTCGCGTTGTTCGCAAACAGGATGAGGGGCACGCCGCTATCTCCCGCGAAGCTTCATGCCCCCCATATACCGGGATCGGCACGACTGCATAGGGTTTCCGCAGGTCGGCGCGCGTGCCGTCACCCCTGGGTGATGTCGATGTGCGTCAAGTCGGTGAAGAAATAGCTCTCCGGGTCGCCGGCGATGATGCCGGTGCCCGAGCTGGGCGGCGTGCCGATGCCGTTGATCGACACGGTGAACACCATGCGGGTCAGCTGGGCCGGGGGCACCAGCGACGCCACCGCCTCCTGGAAGACCGCTTGCATCTCGAAAAGGTTCATCGGCTGACCGACAGCGATGCCCATCACGTAGTTGACCAGGGCCGGCGATCCGAGCTGCGCCACGGCCGCGGGCGGCACCAGGTTCGTGCTGGTGGTGTTCCATGTGACCGCGATATCGACCACCTGCTGCGGCGGCCGCACGAAGCGCACCTGGTAGGAGTCGGGGAAGTCGTAGAGGCTGACGACTTCGTTGCGATCGTTCGGCGTGCAGACCCCGCCGCTGATGTAGGCGCCGTATGCGCCGGTATTGACGCCAAGCGAGAAGGTTTTCTCGTCGATCACCGTGACCGTGTAGGTGTTGCCGTTCACCGCGGTCATGCCGACAACATCGTTCAGCTCCACCTCGTCGCCGGTCTCGTAGCCGTGGTTCAGATCGGTGGTGACCACGCCGGGGTTCGCCTGGGTGATGTTCGTGACCGCGATCGTGCTGCCGACCAGCGATGCGATATCGAACAGGGCGATGAAGATGGCATATGCCACCTGGTAGGGGTCCCCGCCGCCGCAGATGACTTCCCAGCCGTCGGCCTTCTGCCGCACCGACACCAGCCGCGCCTGCACGCCCGGGACGGCCTGCAGGGCGGTGCGCAGGGCGCTGGGCATGCCCTGGCTCACCGCCAGGCCGGCCTGCAGCACCTGTGCCCTGTACTGCTCGGCGGTCTGCGCCCCGGTGCCGGGCAGCCCGGGATCCGGGTTGGTGACCGCCAGCGTGACGCCATCGGGCACCGAGGTCACCAGCTGGGTGACCGTATCTTCCGGCACAGCCCAGCTGCCCTGTTCGGTGGCCAGCGCGTAGATCTCGCCCGAGTTGCCGTCGGCGCTGATGACGCCGCCGGTCTGCACCACATACTGGTAGGTGCCGTCGCTGACCGTGAAGCCGGCCGAGATGACGAAGCCGATCGACCCGCTGAACACCACCAGCACGCTGGTGGTGCTGTCGCGCCCCAGCGGCACGCCGTAGATGTTCCCGAGCTGCCGCAGCAGGAAGTCGTTGGCGCCCCGGGGAGTGAGGCTGTTGACCAGCTCGACGCGCGCGGCATCGGCCAGCGCGATCGCCGCCACATCGGTGCTGGTGATGTCCTCGACCAGCGAGCCCGGCAGGTTGGCGGTGTACCCGGGATTCGTCGCCGCCACGATGTCGACCAGCGCCTGGCGGATCGCGATCGGCGAGGTCGGCTGCAGCCCGGCGGAGGTCATCACCACCGGAAAAGTGTCGCTCATGTCGGGATCTCCTGCTGCACCCGGGTGCCGTAGTTGGTGACGATGTTCACCAGGTAGGTGGGCGTCGGCTCGGGCATTTTGGTGATGATCAGCGACGCGAAGAAGGGGGCGAACTGCTGCTGGGTCTGGGTGACGTAGAAGTCAGGGAAAATCTGCTGGATCACCGAGATCTCGGCCGGGATGCCGTAGTTGGCGAAGAACGGGGACTCGCCCAGGATCAGCTGCAGGCATTGCGTCAGGGTCGTGATGTAGACGTAGTCGTTGGCGCCGTCGGCCTGGGTTTGCACCTCGACCCACTGGCGGTAGCCGGTCTCGTCCGGGGGCAGCCGGCCATAGGTCCTCACGCGATGGGCACTCCCGTATTGCCGCCACCGACCTGGACGCCGCCGTGGCGATGGGTTTTCAGGCTGATGCCGTCGGCCACTACATCGCCGCCGGTGACCGTTACGGTCAAGTTTGTCACCGCCACTCCCGAGGGAGTCACGGCCACCTGGCCGCCCGGCACGATGATGGTGACCCCGGAAGGGGTCAGCAACAGCCGCACCGCGCTGTTCTGGGTGCGCAGGGTGACCCCGTTGGGCCCATAGACCGTGGCGACGCTGCCGTCGACGTCCTGAAAGTCCATGTTGCCGATCGGCGCGAACACCAGGGCGCCCAGGTTGCTCTGCCGCGCCAGGGTGGCCGTGCCGCCGCCCAGCCCCGAGACCCCGCCCAGGTAGGCATCGGCTGGGATCACGAAGCCGCGGCAGCCCACCTGCAGCGGCGCCCGGAAATACTCGGTGGTGAGCACCGGCATGCGCACCCGCGGCAGGGTGAAAGGGATCGCCCCTAGCTCGAACTTCACGGTCACGATGGTGCCGGCCTTGTTGACGGCCACGATCGACGCCGGCAGCGCCTTGCCCAGCAGCTGGATCGCGTCCTCGGCGCGCTTCGTGCTGAGGTCGTTGAGGCTTTGCCCCAGCGGCTTCTTGATGAAGGCATCAGACATTTGGAATCGGCCCCGATACCTGGAAGGTGGTCACCCACGACAGGCCGCCCGACCCGCGGTATCGCCCGGTGTGCCTGGCATTGTTGATCTGGAAGACGCCGGCAAAGGGATCCCGCGCGCGCGCCTGCGACTGCGATTGCGGCGTGGTCAGGGTTTGCAGCAGCTGCAGCTGCGCCGGCAGCCGGATGAAGTCGCCGGTCTGCAGGTCGGCGCGCATCACCGTGGTCACCGACAAGGTGTTGGCCGACAGCCAGGTGATCTGCCCCACCAGGTCGTTGAACTCGACCTGGATCGGCGTGGTGCGGGTGGTTGCGTCCTGGATGACGAATTGCCGGTCGCGCAGCAGGATTCGCACGCCGGGGTATCCTGGGTCGCGGATGATGCTGCGGCTGATGTCGCGGACATAGCGCGCGA